ATGATCAATATCTCGCCCGAGCGTGAAGCCCAGAAGGCACTCGAAATCAAGACCGTGGCAGAAGGACGCCGCAGGTTCGCCGAGCGCAATCGAGAGAAGGTGAAGCGCTCCGGGTACGAAAACCATAGCGAAGTTCAGAAGCTAATCCGGGGCGCAATCCCTATCGTGGCTGAAGGCGTCCGGGAATGGATGGACGTGTCCAGCAAGGCGAGGGGCCGCAAGCCGACAAGCCTCAAGGCCCTCATGGAGCTGCCGGTCGACACGATCGCCACTATCGGCATGTGCTGTGTGTTTCGTTGCCTCGGAAGGGCAGGGCGCGTGGCTGAGCTGACGCAGGACATGGGACGCCGCGTTGAGATCGAGCTGGAGGGCAAGGCTCTGGAGGCTGCCGACCCGAAGGCGGCGAAAGCCCTCCTCAAGCTGGGCCAAGGGGACCTGACGGAGGCCGTCTTGGAGAAGCGCTTCCGCGCCCTCGTGGAGGAGAATGAGGCAGCCCTGCACTGGGACGACGACACCCGCGTCCTGGTCGGCCAGACGATCCTCAATGTCGTCCTGCGCAAGCTCTCCGACGTGTTCTATCAGAAGACCATCACCCAGAACGGCCTTCGCCATGCCGTGGTCATGCTCACGGACCAGGCAGCAGCGGCGATTGTCGAAATGGAGGACCTCGCGGCCATGGAACATCTTCCACTCCTCCCGATGGTCGCCCAGCCCCGCAAGTGGGAGAGCAACAGCTCCGGGGCCTACTACTGCCACCGACTGGCCCGTCTGGTCCCGATGGTCCGCACGCGCTCGAAGGAGCAGCGCAAGCTGGTGAAGGAAGCGATCGCCGATGGGTCGATGCAGGAGGTCTTGGACGCGCTCAACGCCATCCAGGACACTCGCTGGGAGATCGACGACCGGGTCCTAGACGTGATCCTTTGGGCCCGTGAGACCGGCCTGCGTCCGTCGTCCAGCTTCCCGACCGATAAGACACCCGAGGTGCCTGAGAAGGTGAGCCCAGAGGAATGGGAGAAGATGTCGAAGGAGGAGCAGACGGCCCGCCGCCGCCAGCGTAGGTCCGTTCGCCAGGTCTGCCAGGCCTTGGCTGTGGATAAGGGCAACTTCGATCGGGACATGGCGACAGCCCAGGAGATGGCGCAGCACAATTGCTTCTACCTGCCGCATTCCTTGGACTTCCGGGGCCGGACCTATGCCGTGCCGTACTTCAACCATCAACGCTCCGACCACCTCAAGGCTCTCTTCCGCTTCGCCGATGGGGTGCCTCTTGGGGAGGATGGTGGCCGATGGCTGAAAATCCACCTCGCCAACTGTGGCGACTTCGAGAAGGTCTCCAAGAAGCCTTTCGAGGTCCGCACGGCTTGGGTCGACGAGAACGCCTCCAACATCATTGCGACCGTGATGGACCCGGAGGCCATGGCAGACTGGTGGACGAAGGCCGACAGCCCCTTCTGCTTCCTGCAGGCCTGCTTCGAGTATGTCGAATGGGCCGAGAGCGGCTTCGATCCCGAGTTCCTGTCGAAAATCCCTGGGGCGGCTGACGGCTCCTGCTCGGGCCTGCAGCACTACTCCGCGATCACCCGCTCCGCTGACGAGGCCTACCACGTCAACCTGGTCCCGCGTTCGGACGTAGGCGACATCTACCAGGTGACAGCCGACGCAGCCATGCCGTCCCTTCAGGCTGAGGCTAAGGCGGGGGATGCCTCTTGCCAGATCATCCTCGACAACGGCTTCGGTCGCGGCGAGGCCAAGCGCAACGTCATGACCTACTTCTACGGCTCGGCCCGGTTCGGGATGCGCGAGCAGCATATGCAGGACCTCATGCGCCCGCTGGCCGACAAGGTCGCGATGGGGAAGCTGGAGAAGCACCCATACGAGCAGATCACCCTTCGCGTGAATAAGGACACCAAGGAGGAGACCTGGGCACCTGACGGCGGCTACAGCTGCGCCCGTGCCCTTGCGGAACACATCTACTCGGCAGTGACCACGGTTGCCGCCAAGGCTGACGAGGCTGCCAACTGGATACAGCAGGTTGCAGCGGCCCTGGCGCATGAGAGCCTCTCGATGATCTGGAGGACCCAGACGGGCTTTCCTGTCGTGCAGCGGTATTCGGAGTTCACCACGAAGGAGGTCAACCTGTGGCTCTACTCACGGACCATCCGTCCGGCCCAGGGCACCGATAAGGTCGACCACGAGGGCAACACGCTCTCCCGCGTCCGTGTCCTGCTCCGTCAGGCCCCGACGAGCCGCGTGGACAAAAAGACCATGCGCAGCGCCGCAAGCCCGAACGTCATCCACTCGATGGACGCAGCGCACCTCCACAAGTCTGTAGCCAAGGCTCGCGCCCTGGGGATCACGGCCTTCTCAATGATCCACGACAGCTTCGGGACCCACCTGGGCAACATGGAGGCCTTTAGCCGCATCGTTCGGGAAGCGTTTGTGGAATGCTATGAAGACTATTGCCCGCTGCAGGAGCTGGACCGCTACGCCCGCAGCGTCTTGAGCGAGGAAGGTATCGAGAAGCTGCCACCGCTCCCGTCCAAAGGAAACCTGGACCTCAATTTGGTCCTAGAGGCGCCGTTTGCCTTTGCCTAAAAGGTCCACAATCGGCGATGGTTTCCATTAGTGCCGATCTATGCACAAGTCTTCCTCAGGCACCTCTGGCTCCACCGAGCTGGGGGTGTTCTGCGTTCGACCCCCATGCGTTCCCCTTAAGGCTCCCTTAAGTGGCTTCCGGCAGTCATCCAATGGCTGCCCATTTTTTCTACACAATCGGCGACATTCGCCAGAATACCAGAGTTTCTCTACCCATGGCAGCAGCCAAACCCAAGAAGACCTACGTCGACGCCATCCTTGGCCCGTTCGTTTTCTCTCACGTCCACCTGTCGTCCCCGGACACAGAAGGGCAGTTCGCCGACAACAAGTACAAGGTCGACGGCGTAGCTGATCCCAAGAGCAAGGCCATCGCCGAAGTCGAGGCAACGCTCAAGGACGTTCTCAAGAAGGTCGGCCTCCCGGCGAAGGGCACCAACCTCCCACTGAAGAAGCAGATGGAGAAGGTCGACGGCAAGAAGCAGGAGACCGGCAAGCTCTTCCTGCGTGCCAAGTCGAACCGGGCCCCGCTCATCGTCGACGCCTCGGGCAAGCCGATCCCGAAGGAAGCCCTCAAGAAGATGAAGATCGGCGCGGGCTCCGAAGGCCGCATCGAAGGCTACTTCACCGATTACGAGACGACCGAACGCGTCCGAAACGCAGACGGCGAAGTCGAGGTCATCACGATCAAGGGCGTCTCGTTCACCCTTACCGGCATTCAGCTCCTGAAGCTGGTCAACGGCGGCGGTGGATCGCGCTTCGGAGCCTACGAGGGCTACGAGGGCGGCTTCACGTACTCCGGTGACGATGGCGACGAGGATGCACTCGACCTTTCAGCCGACGACGGCGACGACCGTGACGCAGGAGATGCGGACGGCGACGAGGGCGGCCTCGACATCTAATGCCTGCCCGCCGAGCGGCGGTCTCCTGGCGCTCCGGCCTCGAAGCGAAGACGGCAGAGGACCTCACATCTCGTGGGGTCCCCTTCCGCTACGAAGAGGTCAAGCTCCGCTACATCCAGCCAGAGACGCCGCACACCTATACCCCTGACTTCATTCTGCCGAATGGCGTCATCGTGGAGACCAAAGGGCTCTTCGACGTCGACGACAGGAAGAAGCACGCCTGGCTCAAAGGCCAGCACCCGGACCTGGACGTCCGCTTCGTTTTCTCGCGCTCCAAGTCCCCCCTGAGGAAGGGCGCGAAGTCCACCTACGCCGACTGGTGCCTGAAGAACGGCTTCCAGTTCGCCGACAAATCAATCCCGCAAGCCTGGATCGACGAGCCCGCTGATGAGCGGCGCCTCGCAGCGATCGACGTGGCCTCGGCCTGAAGGACCCTCCCATGATTACGCTTGAACCCATCAATCGAGAAATCCTCCGCGCTGAGCTGGAGCGAGACGAAGGCTTTCGAGCCAAGACCTACCGCTGCACCGCAGGCAAACTGTCGATCGGCGTTGGGCGTAATCTGGACGACGTGGGCATTCGGCCTTCGGAGACTGCAGCGCTGAAGATCACTCTCGCCAGCGTTAAGGCGAAGGGCATCACCCGCGCCCAGGCCATGGTCCTCCTCGACAACGACATCGACGAATGTCTCCGACAGCTCGCCAGGCGGCTGCCGTGGGTCGAGAGTCTCGATCAGGTCCGCAAGCGCGTCCTGGTGAATATGTGCTTCAACCTCGGCATCTCCAAACTGCTCGGCTTCAAGAACACCCTCGCGATGATCCAGCGGGGAGACTTCAAGGCCGCTGCAGCCGGAATGCTTCAGTCCCTTTGGGCCAGCCAGGTCGGCGCCCGCGCAACACGTCTGTCTGAGCTGATGAAGCTCGGCCCGAAGAAGTGAGCCCCGCACCCATGCTCTACCACGTTTTCCCGGACGGCACCGTCCAGATCATTCGCCGCTGATCGGCGCCCCTCGCTCCCCGGAGACCATCCACATGCCCCGCAACATCCGCCTTTCGCCCCGAGCGAAGGAAGTCCTCGCTTACCTCCAGCGCACGGGCAATGCTTCATCGCGTGAAGCCATGCTCGACCTCGACATCAACTCGGGATCGTTCACCCGCCGCATCACCGAGCTGCGCGAGGCAGGCATCCCGATACGCAGCGAGACCAAGTTCCATCCGGTCTCCCAGCGCCGCTACGTGCGGTACTACTACGACCTCCACCGTTAAGGAGCCCCATGGCTACCAAGACCCCCAACGCCGCCCCCAAGGCGGCCCCGGCTGCCGATAGCGCAGCTAAGGATGCTCTCGACGCACTCGTCGCTGCAGTGTCCGTCCTCCCCTCCCAGACCGTGATCGTGGGCGACTACCGCGTCGTCACGAATGGCTCTGGTGAGCTGGTCGAGGTGAAGCGCCGCTAAGGCGTTCGACCTCCCGTCTGTCCCTGACGCGGCCCCCGGGTACCTTGTGTGCTGGGGGTCTTTTTTCGACTGCCAAATGTCTGAATACGAGCGCGACGACAGCGCCTTCCTACGCCACGAGAGCTGCCCTGAGTGCGGCTCCCGAGACAACCTAGCCCGCTATGCCTCTGGCAGGGCCCACTGCTTCGGCTGCAACTACTGGGAGCCTGCCGACGACGCCAAGGCCCAGGCGGCCCCAAGGAAACCCCGAGTGTTTGATCCGATCGAGGGTGAGTTCCGCCCGATCGCCGATGCGTATGGCATCGACCTGCCGACCTGTAAGGCCCTCGGCATCAAAATCGTCTCCTGGTCCTGCAAAGACCCGGATGGCGAGCCGCTGCCCCGCAAGTCCTGCATCTCCTTCGACTATCACAACGAGAAGGGCTCCCTATGGGGCCAGAAGATCAGGTATAAGATCAGTGAGGAGGAGAAGACCTACAGCTTCCCTCACGCTGACGGAAAGCCCCCGCTGTGGCTCATGCATCGTTGGGCCAAAGGCTGCGATACGCGGTCCCTGGTCATCTTCGAGGGCGAGGGCGATGCTGCCGCCTACTACCAGTTCACCCAAGGCAAATACCCCGTCGTTTCGCTACCCACAGGTATAGCGCGACGATCTGGATGA